TAATGCAGAAACTGTTCAACCTGCTCTTCGAAATTTTATGGAAGAGTATTCTGCTAATTGCGGGTTCATTCTTACTTGTAATTTTGTTAACAGAATTATTGCTCCGCTCCACTCTCGTTGCTCCGTCGTCGAATTCAAACTGCGGAATGCCGACAAGCCAAAGCTGGCTGGACAGTTCTTCAAAAGAGTTGAGTGGATCCTAGAAAGGGAAGGAATTGATTATGAACAGAAGGTTGTCGCTGAACTCATCACTAAACATTTTCCTGATAATCGCCGCATTCTTAATGAGCTTCAGCGTTACAGCGTTACTGGTCGGATCGACTCTGGTATTCTTGTTTCGCAGTCTGACGCAAATCTGAAGACATTGTTTGATGCGATGAAGAACAAAGAGTTTACTGCTGTTCGTAAATGGGTTGGTCAGAACATTGATGGTGATGTTGCACCATTCTTTCGTAAGTTCTACGACTCGTTGCATGATATTGTAACACCTGCGAGCATTCCTCAGATTGTAGTTACACTTGCTGACTATCAGTACAAGTCTGCCTTTGCTGCTGATCAGGAAATCAATACAATGGCGATGTTGACTGAGATTATGGTTGATGCGGAGTTTAAGTGATGGCAAAGGTGAATCCATTTGACTTCACCAACTCAATCAATCAATCTAAGACTGATTTGATGCGTGGTACTGCTAATGATAAACTCGCAGAGAAGTCATACAGCCCATTCCTAACCAATCGTGCCTTGTCGTATCATAACGACACCGTGTTCTACGCTAACGAAATGAACACACGCCATCATCTGGACAATTTGTTACAGTATGATTTTTTACTAAATATCGTAAGACCAAAGAAGCGATATGCTAAATGGTCAAAGAAAGATAATGATGGTGATGTGTTGATCGTTAAAGAATACTTTGGTTACAATGATACAAAGGCACGCCAAGCACTCTCCATCTTAACACCTGAACAATTGACCCAAATAAGAATTACATTACAAAAGGGTGGCAGAGATGACAGAAAACATGGTTGAGGTTGTCCTCAAAAACGAAGATGACTTCCTAAAAATTCGTGAGACATTGACAAGAATTGGCGTAGCATCTAAGAAAAATCGTACGATTTATCAGTCATGTCATATACTCCACAAACAAGGGAGATATTACATTGTACACTTCAAAGAACTGTTCGCTTTGGACGGCAAACCATCTAACTTTGCCGAGGAAGATATTGCGAGGCGCAATACTATTGCCAATCTGCTTGCTGAGTGGGGTCTTGTTGATCTTGTTGATGCTCGAAGAAGTAGTGAACCCGTCGCACCATTATCGCAAATAAAGGTGCTTCCTTACAAAGAAAAGGGCGAATGGGAACTTGTAGCAAAGTACAATCTCGGTAAAAAGAAATAGAAAAATAAATGAATCTATATTATTATTTTAAAGATGCAGTTCCTAAAAATATTTGTGATGAAGTCATAAAACTTGGTCTCTCTAAAGAAAAGAATGTCGGAAAGACTAGTGAAGAAGCTGTTAATGGCAAGTTGACAAACGATACAAGAAAAACTGACATCTATTGGATAGAGGATGAGTGGGTTCGTGGGATAATGACATACCACACAAATTTTGCGAACCATTTGAGTTGGAATTATGATCTACACCCAAACTCTGAGTTGTTACAATTCGGAGTATATACAAAAGAAGATCATTACACATGGCATGTGGATGATGTGATTCATAATCCTGAACCAAGAAAACTTACAACAATATTGATGTTGAGTGACAAAGAAAACTATGAAGGTGGCGATCTTTTATTTAATGATGGCGTTGATAAAGACGAAAATATTGTTGGTGTTAAGTGTGATGAGATAGAATCAAAGGGAAGTATTGTTGTGTTTCCTTCAGTTATTTTACATAAAGTTTCGCCCATACTATCTGGGCAAAGAATGACATTGGTTTCTTGGACGCATGGTCCAAATTGGAGATAATATATTATGACAAATTTTGATATGGTTCGTGAGTTTATGAATGCGTTTGGCCAAGAAGTAAAGACTAGCCCAGAGAATCCTGACATCAATACGCAAGCGTTGCGTTATGATTTGATCAAGGAAGAACTACAAGAACTTTGGGATGCACAAGGTCAACGTGATTTGATTGGCATTGCTGATGCTCTAACCGATCTTCTCTATGTTGTATATGGCGCTGGTCATGCTTATGGTATTGACCTAGACAAATGTTTTGAAGAAGTACAGCGTTCAAATATGAGTAAGTTGGGTGCTGACGGAAAACCAATATATAGAGAAGATGGAAAGGTATTGAAAGGACCAAACTTCTTTCAACCAAATCTCGAGGCAATTCTTTTTGAAAAAAATCCTCAATTATCGCTTGACTTAGGTTGAGATTTATATTAATATAAGTGTTCATTGATTGATATACTCTAGGAGAATGATATGGGTATGGAACTTTTGATTGCAATTATTGCAGTTGGCGCTATTGTTATTCTTTGGGCAATCCGTAAGGACATGTCTATTGGTGCTAATACTGAGAAGTATGTACCACCGCAGTTGAAGACAGATGATGATGCAGTTGAATCTGTAACTGTAACTGTCACTCAAACTGAAACAACCGAAGTGATTGTTGAAGACGACAAGCCAGCACCTGCTAAGAAGAAGGCTGCGCCAAAGAAGAAGAAGCCAGCTCCTAAGAAGGCTGCTGCTCCTAAGACTAAGGCAGCTGCACCAAAGAAAAAGGTTGCTCCTGCTAAGAAGAAGGCAGCACCTAAGAAGTAATTCGTTGAAGCGAAATTGAAGGTTGTTTGGACGGGAGTGCGATTCTCCCCATCTCCACCAAAAGCACATCAGATAGACCTGTTGAGTCGAGTCTAACTGCTGGAGCCGAAAGGGACATCGTAAGGCTGGTGTGCTTTTGATGGGGATGACTAGGATCGACAGGCAATTGTGTAGGTTTCGTGGAGAATCGGTCAAGGCGAAAGACCGCAAGGATTGGGCGAATACCTGGTCGAAGAAGCATTAAAATAGTTGCAAACGATGACAACTACACTCTGGCTCTTGCTGCTTAATTGAGCTGACCAGATGGGGTTTTGGCATTCCTTCCTTATTACCCAAAGGAATGCCCCAAATACTTCCCCTTGCGGAGTGGCGTTCCGTTTGGGTTTGAGTTGTCCTCGGAGAACTCTGTAATCTTCGCCAACTATCGCTCGCCGAAAGGGAGCAAAATTTTAATCTCGCTGAAAAGGAGAACTATATGACAAACCAAATCCTTGGGGGCATCAATTTCGCCCCAATCTCAAAGCAACTCGATTCTTTTATGGTTGGACATGACAGTCTATTCAATCGACTGTTTCAAGTCAGTGAAGAAGTTGAGCGTTCTACCAAGTATCCCCCATACAATATCGTCAAAGAAGGCGATAATAATTATGCTATCGAAATCGCAGTTGCTGGTTTTGAAAAAGATCAGTTGACTATTGAACAGGATGGAGATAAAATTACTGTGAGAGGTGAGGTTGGATCGCCAGCGGATGACTTCACTGAATATCTGTATCGTGGTATCGCTAAGCGTCCATTTACTCGTGTGTTCACAATTGCTGATCATGTTGAAGTGAAAAGTGCTGGAATTGTTAATGGTATGTTGACCATTATGCTTGAGCGTGTGGTTCCTGAAGAACTCATGCCGAAATTGATTCCAATCGGCTAACAGGAATGGGGGAGGAAACTCCCCCTTTTATATTATGAAGTGGAAAGTCTGGTGTCGTACACTCGGCACGAAAATCTCTGAAGATAAAAAAGAGGCAGATTATGCTTGCCTTTTTCGTACGATCTATACTATAATCATGTTTTGCACGTGCTTCTTTATTATTGCTAACACGGTACGCCACTGGTGAAATTCTATACTTCTTTTTTTATGCGAGGCAACTATGTCGTTGTCCGTGGTTACAATCATGGTGAGCGTTTCACTGATCGTATCGAATACAATCCAACACTGTTTGTTCCTGCCAAAACGATGACGGATTGGCAAGCCATCGATGGCGAGTTTCTTGAGCCGTTACAGTTTGGCGAGATCAAAGAAGCACGTGACTTCGTGCGCAACTATTCTGATGTGGATGGATTCAAGATCTTTGGTTCTACGCTGTACGATTATGTTTGTGTACATCAGAACTTCACTCAGGACTATGACACTGAGTTTGTTAAAGTTGTTAACATTGACATCGAAGTTGGGTCTGAGGATGGGTTCCCAGATCCGCAGCAAGCCACTCAGCCAG